CTAAAATAAACTTTTTGTTTTCAACAAGTTTTTGTATCGACTCTTTTTGGTGAGACATAGGAGGTCTACTATCATACTTTGAATAATCGATTACCACATTCTTGACTGTGTTGTCTTTTATTATTGACGCTTTGGGTAACCAGTATTCTTTCAATGTACCTTCTTCTTCTATTTTTCCCCAAACGTGGTACGCTTTTTCTTTTTCCGCTAGTAACTTTTCAATCCAAAATTTTTGTGGTATGTAGGGTAAAAACCAATCATCTGCAAATTTCTGAGCAAAGTAAGAATCTAATATAACCCACTTTTTAGCAACCTTGGGGGTTTTATCATGGTTATTGATTATGTATTCACACTGACTTCGAGTGGGATAAAATTTCCTATTTATCTCAGATTTCCTTTTAAGTTCTAAAATATAATTGTTGGAACCTTCATAGTTTTCCAACAACTCCATTGCTTTATTTTCTAATGTTTCGCTCATTTTTATTTCACAGTTGTGTGATTCCTCCCATCGTTCCAATATTCCTCACCACCATAATATACAAATATTTCCTCGAAGGGGTTAATATCTCTTAACGAATAAAATTCGAATGTATTGTTTTTTATATTTGACCTCCAAGATGCGTTTGGATTTTGTGAATGATTATACAGAGAACCGTACCCCCAAGACACAACCTGTTTTTCCCAACCCACAGTTCCTTGTGGCCAATTGAATCTATAATCAATCATAAAGTCATATCCCTGCCCTTTTTCAAATTGCAAATCGTAAATTGGACATTCTTCAAAGACTTCACCTTGTTTTATAAAATTACTTGCGAAAACTCCCAATCCATGTATAGAACTTTCTGATACAAAAATTTTAGTGGGAGGAAATATTCTCATATGTTTTTATCAATAAAAATATAAAAAATTTAGGTATTTATCAAATATACTATGCAACAAAAATTAGTTCCAATAACAAGATTAGGAAAGTTTTTCGGGGGTGAAGATTATTCTCTCGATATCGACATGGGCCAAGAGTGGCTTGAGGGTGATATGAATTTTACCGTTGTCTTGTATAGAATCGATAGATATAAAACCAAAACAGATGATGTTTATGGTGAAGCATTAGAACAAGGTATTCAATTCCTTGCACCCGTCGAAATTAAAGGGTATGTACAGATTGTCGCCCCAACAAACCAAAGAGTTGGACAAAGTAAAGTTGAGTTAGACGAACCTGGTAATATGAGATTCTCTGTTTATCAACGTTATTTGGATGATTTACAGGTTGATATTGCTTTCGGTGATTATCTTGGTTACTATGAAACTGAAAGTAAAGTTAGGTATTATGTTGTGGCGGATGACGGAAGGGTGGTATCAGATAATAAACATACGTATGGGGGTTATAAACCATTTTACAGAACAATAACCGCAACCCCTGTAAGTCAGAATGAATTTAACGGAATATAATGAAAATTTTGATAACTGAATCACAGTTCGACAATTTGTTTTTAGGTAAACGAGTTATGGTTTATTATAACTTACACAAAAATACTTTTTCAATTCAATATCAAGGTAAGGTAATTGTTCATGCGGATTATGTTAAACTTACGGACGTTGAGTTCAGAGTTAGAAAAGGTGGTAAAGAAAAGGTTAGAGATGAGAAAAGAAAAAATGTACACGCTTTTGTTATTGGAAATTTGGTTGAATATTGTCAGTTTCCTTGTGATAATATGCCTGAGGAAAGTTCTGAAGTAGTTGCAACTTATAATCCATATCTTAACGATACGTTTGTAATTAAAGGGACCGACACTCCGATTTTAGACGCTGGAGAAGTTGACATGATTAATAGGAGAAATAAATTATTTATAGTAAAATAAGTCATGGGTTATCCAAAACAAATAAAAAAGTCTTTACCGTTGGAACCGAAAAAAACATTGTATGCTCGTAGACAACAATTACTCGAGTATATCAACAAAGACGGAACTTACTTACCAAAGTCTGTACTCCATTCAGATTTGGATAGAGGTATGTTGGATTTTGTTAAAAATGACTTGAGACTTGTTACTGCCGGTAAATTGGTTCCAATGATTGATATTATTATTACAACACAAAACTGGACTCAATTTACGGAAACTTGGAATTTTGTAGACCAAGATTTCAATGTAAAACCACCTTTCATAACTGTTGTTAGAACCCCGGAAGTAAAATACGGAAGTAATCCTTCTTTACTCTATACAATTCCAAATAGAAAAGAGTTTTATTATGCATCAGTTCCTACATGGAATGGTAATCAGGAAGGTATGGACATTTATAAAATACCACAACCTGTTCCTGTGGATATAAATTATCAAGTTAGGATTGTGTGTAACAGAATGAGAGAACTGAATGAATTTAACAAAATAACACTTCAAAAATTTTCTTCAAGACAAGCATACACTTTTATAAAAGGTCAGTATGTTCCTATTATCATGAACAATATTACAGATGAAAGTATACAAGACTTAGATAAGAGAAAATATTATGTTCAGAATTATGACTTCACTATGTTGGGTTATTTGATAGATGAGAATGAATTCGAAGTCGCACCAGCAATCTCAAGAGTTATGACAATGATGGAAGTTTCCGATGGAAGTCCGAGGGGCAAAAAACTAAAACCTTCGCGAGAGAATACAAACACTTTTGATAAGAACTTTTTGTATCTAACAGGTGTTACATCTTTAAGTGATGTTATAGAATATAGAGTAAATGCTAATATCTATCAGTCGGTTAATGTAGACTCCTTCGATGTTTACATAAACAATGAGTTTTTCGGTTCTGATATTTTTGAAATATTCTTAGACACAAACGATGTGTTAAGAATTGAAATTACTAAAACAAATAATTTGGAAAATTCGAAACTGAATTTGACTTACAAGTTAGTTTAGTTCTCGCCGTAAATATCTTTTTTTTCTTTACACTTTTCTAAGATTAAAGTCTCTAAGAACTTATATATTTTTACACCCTTTTTATCACAATATTTTTTTAGTATATCGTGTACGTCTTTGGATATTTTTATGTTTTTTATTTCGTTGTCGTATAATCCTCCCATAAAGATAATAAAGGTAGAATTTATTCTGCCTAATTATAAATAGATTACAAAAAGTAAAGTTTTTTCATTCATTCACTAATATTTATGATAAAAATAAATCTTAATAGAAACCAATAATAATGGCAACAGTTCAAACTAATCAAAAAGTGTTTGTTTCTCCAGGTGTTTATACTTCAGAAACAGATTTGTCTTTTGTGGCGCAAAGTGTGGGTGTAACTACACTTGGTTTAGTTGGTGAGACTTTGAAGGGTCCCGCTTTCGAACCTATTTTCATAACTAACTACGATGAGTTCCAAGCTTTCTTTGGTGGTACAGAACCAACAAAGTTTGTTAATACTCAGATTCCTAAATACGAAGCGGCGTACATAGCTAAATCATATTTGCAACAATCGAACCAACTTTTTGTAACAAGAGTTTTAGGTTTGTCAGGATATGATGCGGGTCCTTCTTGGACTATCACTTTGAAGGCTAACGTGAATCCTGGTACTATCGGTCTCGATGGAACTAGTTCTGTATTCACTGTTAACTTTTCAGGAAACTCCACAGGTAACACTGTTAATTTTACAACAAGTTTTCCTGCAGAAATAAACGCATTATTATACAATCAATATAGATTGAGTGATGGAAGTACATCAACTCTATATTCTGATTTTGAGACTATCGCAAATGAGTTCATCGATGACCCGACAACATCTGCAACAACAGCAATTGTTTACGGTTCTTTGCCGAATTCTAATTTCACATCTTTGGATAACACATACACTACTCTAAACAATGTATTGGGTGTTAATTCTCTTGATTTAGATTCTTGTGATTTATCATCAGGTGATAACTTCCCTTGGACTTATTCTCTCTTCGACAATTATTCAGGAGAGAATTTTTCAGGTTTCTCATTCAACTACGTAGTATCAACAATATCTTCAGGTGCTAGTGGTACTTACACAGGTACATTCTCAGGTTCAATTTATAACTTTAGTGGTACTTCTTACAGTCAATATAACAACTTAGTTGTTGCAACACTTCGTTCGAGAGGTATATCTCTATATCAAGGAGATTATCACGGACCACAATATCAAGTTACAGGTTTGACTGATGTTGAGATGGTTTGTTCTGGAGCTTATTCTGGTGTTAGTGAAAACCCTTTCAGTACTTTCTTAATTACTGGTACAACTAAGGACAACGATACTTTCTCTTTCGAAACAAACTTGTTGTCTACAAGTTCTAAGTTTATCACTAAAGTTTTTGGTACTGATAACTTTGGAAAATCAAGATTCGAAGTTCCTCTTTTTGTTGAGGAAGTTTATCCTGAACAACTTTCGTACTTATACAACAAAGGTTATATTTTAGGTTTGAATTGTACATTAGTCGATTTACCGGCAGCGGTTACATATGATGATTCATCTATCGCTTGGAATTTGGAGAAATATACAACACCTGAAACACCTTATTTGGTTTCTGAGTTGAGAGGTAATAAAGTTTATAAGTTGTTTAAGTTCGTCTCGATTTCTGACGGAACAGACGCAAATACTGAAATCAAAGTTTCTATTGCAAATATTTCTTTTGCTAATTTAACTTTTGATGTGTTAGTTAGAAGTTTTTCTGATACAGACAAAAACCCTGTGGTTATAGAAAAATACACTAACTGTACAATGGACCCTTATTCTAACAGTTTCGTGGCTAAGAAAATAGGTTCTTCTGATGGAGAATATCCATTGATTTCGAAGTACATCATGGTTGAGATGTCCGAAGAGGCACCAGTAGATGCACTTCCTTGTGGATTCTACGGTTACTTACAAAGAATATACGACTCAGTGGCCAATACTTCTCCTGTACCTGTTTATAAAACAAAGTACGATTACCCTGGTGAAGTAATTTATACAGCACCGTTCGGGATTAATGCATCTGGAGTTAATAGTTCAGAGAGTAACGGTGATATTGTTAGAAGAACTTACTTAGGTTTCTCAACACAACAAGGATATGATATTGCTTTCTTACAATACAAAGGAAAGAAAAACCCACCTGTATCAGGATGGGGAGAAGCAACTGATTCAACTCCATGGAATTACTTAACACAAGGTTTCCATTTGGATTCAGGAGCAACTGTAGTTGCAATAGGAAGTGAATATGTAACAAGTGGTGACGCGGCTTTCGAATGTGGAGTTGCTGATTTCTCAGCAGAACCAGAAACACAAGAAAACCCATACTACTATATCTACTCTAGGAAGTTCACAGTATGTTTTGCAGGTGGATTCGATGGTTGGGATATATACAGAGAGTTCAGAACAAATGAAGATAGATTTAGATTAGGTGCGGCTGGTTATTTGAAAGGTGCGGCACCCGATGTTAGATACCCAACTGCTTCAGGTGAAGGTATGTTCAAAAGGATAGTTGTAGAGAAAAATACTCAAGACTTTGCTAACACTGACTACTACGCTTACTTACTTGGAATTTTGACTTTCCAAAATCCTGAATCTACTAATATTAATGTTTTCGCAACTTCAAGTATCGATTATGTTAATAACTTGACTCTTGTTGAAGCGGCAATAAACATGGTTCAGTTTTCAAGAGCAGACTCTGTTTACATCGCAACAACACCTGATTATCCAATGTACACTTCTGATGGTACAAACAATGAATTAATCATTTACCCACAAGAAGCTGTTGATAACTTGGATAACACAGGAATAGATTCTAACTACACAGCAACTTACTACCCATGGATTTTAGTAAGAGACACTGTAAACAATACACAAATCTATCTCCCACCAACAGGTGAAGTTTGTAGAAACTTGGCTCTCACAGATAATATCTCTTTCCCATGGTTCGCATCAGCGGGTTATACAAGAGGTCTTGTAAACTCTGTAAAAGCAAGGTTGAAATTAACTCAAGAAGATAGAGATACTTTGTATCAAGGTAGAATCAATCCAA